CCCAAGACGGCATGGAATACGAGACGTTCCACGGCGTGCTGATGGCGCGTCCAATTCTTGGGGACAACAGCAAAGCTGAACCGTCACGCCAGTGATCGGGTCTAGCGACCTGTTCGACTCTTATTTTCCGCATGGCATTCCCTCACGCAACCTAGTAGAATCCACCCAAATGGCAGCCAAGAAGAACAAACCGAAACCCGCCGGCAAGAAGCACCCGGGAGGACGACCGACGTCATTCAAGCCAGAGATGATCACCCAGGCCAGGTTCCTGGCGGAGCGGGGATGCACTGATGCCGAACTCTCAGAATTCTTCGGTGTCACCCAGACCACGATCAACAACTGGAAGCTCAAGCACCCCGAGTTTTTTGAGACCTTAAAAGCCGGAAAGGAGGCATCCGACACCAGGGTCGAGCGCAGCCTCTTCGAGCGGGCGACCGGTTACTCTCACCCAGACGTCCACATCTCCACCTACATGGGAGAGACGATTGTCACCCCGATCGTCAAGCACTACCCGCCCGACACCACGGCGATGATCTTCTGGCTCAAGAACCGCCGACCCGCTGAGTGGCGCGACAAGGTCGACATCACGGCGAACACCAACGGTCCCATCAGGATCGTCATCGGGGGGGATGCGACATGATCACTCCTCACTCAAGCACCGGCATCTGGAAAGGTCCGGACTCACCCGCCGGCCATGAATTCCATGCGCCCAGGTCGTTCGCCTCGCTGCCCGACTGCCCGGTGTGCCGCTACGGCACCCCGGTCTCCCAGGGCAAGGACGACTCTGGAAACGAGAAACCCTGGAAGTGCATCGACTGCGGTGCCAGGATCAAACCCGAACAAATCAGGAAATGAACGACACCCCGGAAACCGACGCACTACTTGCCGCGGACCTACATCACCTCGAGGACGATGAGACCTGCCCTGTGTCCGCCTACTGGCGCATGAACCACCTATGCCGGGAAATGGAACGGCAACGGAACGAAAAAACTTGGTTGGCAATGCAGTTTGCCGGCGAACTTGCCGAACTGCGAAATGCCATTCGCAACCTGCGCGACGTCAATGGCAGGCATCACACCCAGCAAGCCCTGGAACACCTCATCTCACTGCTGCCAGAATCCAAACCATGACCCAGGAGACCCTCGTCGAGATCCGCCCGCGGAAGCAGTTCCGGGATTTCATCTTATCCCCGAAACGATGGGCTTGCCTGGTTGTCCACCGGCGCGGTGGCAAGACCTACTCGAGCCTGCAGAAGCTACTGGTCAGGGCTATGGATGCACCCGAGAGACCCAACGCTCCGCCACGCTACGCTTACCTCGCACCGACCAGGGAGCAGGCGAAAGACATTGCCTGGGGCTACCTCAAGAGGTTCACGCACCAGATCCCAGGTATCGAGACCAACGAGAGCGAACTCAAGGTCACCTGGCCGGATGGCAGATCGATCCGACTCTACTCCGGTGATAACTACGAACGCATGCGGGGTCTCTACTTCGACGGGGTGGTCATCGACGAACCCGAGGACATCGATCCCCGCGCCTGGCCCGAGGTCATCCGACCCTGCCTCACCGACTACCTGGGCTGGGCGATCTGGATCGGCACCCTCAAGGGAAAGGCCGGCCAATGGGCGAGATACTGCAAAGCCCTGCAGGATCCGGAGTGGTTTGCGATGTGCCTCAAGGCGAGCGAGAGCGGAATCATCCCCGAGCAGGAACTCGAAGCGATCCGGCGGGATCCCGAGATGACCGAGGATGCCTACCAGCAGGAGTATGAGTGCAACCCGAACATCGGGCGGCCAGGCGCGATCTACGCGAAGGAACTGGCGGAGGCGGAGGCTGCCGGCAGGGTGCGCGAATTCGCTCCGGACAAGGGTGCCTTGGTGCATACCTGCTGGGACTTGGGATCCCCGGAGAACACCTCGGTGGTCTACTTCCAACGGGTAGGTCCGTTCGTCTACATCATCGACCACGACAAGGGTCTGCGACTCACCACCGGCGAACGGGTCGCCCACATGCTCGCCAAGGGTTATCCCTACGGCAGCCACTGCCTCCCTCACGACGGTGCCGCGCGCCGGCCCGGAGGTCTCAGCTTCGCCGAGGAACTCGATGCCGCGGGGCTGCAGGGTGTCTGCGTCATCCCGCGCACCGACGATCCGGAGCGCAGGATCAACCGGATGTGGGAGCTTTTCCCGAACATCTTCTTCAACGAACCCAAGACCGAACAGCTGCGCGCCTCGCTCGAGGCGTATTGCCGCAAGGTCGAGAAGACCTCCGCCACGATCAAGAGCGAGATCCAGCACGACTGGGCAAGCCACGATGCCGATGCCTTCGGCTACATCGCAGAGGCTGAGTCCGCCGGCATGATCCGCGGAAACCTGCCACGCATCAAAGGCAAGGATCAGACCGTCACGGTGACCAAAAACGGTCCCAGGGTGATCTTCGACGACCTGGACGACGAAAAGCCCACGGTCTCGAGGGGGAACTACAACTACCGGAAGATCCGGGTGAAGAGATGACCCCGGTCGAGCAGGCAGCCGCGGTTTACCAGCAGGAGGAATGCGCCAGGACATTCCGGGAGGATCTTGAGGCGCACCTGATCCACGGGCATGTCCATTCCACTCCGGAGGTCTTCATCATGGCCCGCTACGTCCGCCGGGACTGGGATCCGGGCCGGATCGTCGACCCCTGGGAGAATGACTTGGCGTGCGCCCCACCGGACTGCCTGCACATCTATTTAGCCTCGGGAGACCTCAAAGTTTTCTTTACATTTCCGCATCAACCTGTCATGTGGATCTCGTTCGAACGGCACAACCTGTTGCGGTTCCATAAATACAACCACCTCCGCCGGCTATGTTTGAGACATTCGATTCCCACTTCGACACCGATCTCATCGGTCCCAACGGCAACCTGATGCGCCTCCACAAGGGGAAGGCGCCGAAGCTGCCGGCTCCTATTCCCACTCCGCCACCGGTGCGCGACTCGAACCGGGAAATCGCCAAGGAAGGCGAGAGCGCGCGCGCGAAGGCGAAGCGGAAAATCGGCGCAGCCGCCACCGCGGAACCCGCCACCCTGCTCGGAGACTCCGCCCAACCCGGGCGCACCCTGCTCTGATTCCATGCCTGCAGATCCCCAGCAACTGACTGAGCGGTATCAAGCCCTCAAGTCCGACCGTTCCACCTGGGACAGTCTCTGCCAGGAACTCGGCGAGATCTGCGCTCCGCGCAAGGCGGAGATCATCACCAAGAACATCACACCCACCGCGGACAAGGAGTCGCGGATCTTCAACTCCACTGCGATCCAGTGCAACATGACGCTGGCGCACGGTCAGATGTCCTATGCCATGCCATTCTCTGAGCGATGGTTCCAACTCGAGCCGCCCCAGGGGACTGACGATGATGCCGCAAACAAGTGGTATTCGAAGTGCGGCGAGATCATGGCCGCCGGCCTGGGCAACTCGAACTTCTACTGCGAGGCGCACGAGGTGTGCCTGGACCGATCCGCCTTCGGCACCGGTGTGCTTTACGTCGAGGAATCGATCACCTCCCAGTCCGGACTCGTCTTCGATGCGGTCCCCTGCGGCACCTACTCGCTCGCCGAGAACTCCGAGAAACTCTGCGACACGACGTTCCGGGAGCGGAACATGACTGCCATGCAACTCGCGCAGGAATTCGGCGAGGATGCGCTGCCCGGGAAAGTCCAGGAGGCACTCAAGGATCCCGCGAAGCGCAACAAGGACAAGTTCCTGGCAGTGCATGCGGTCTACCCGCGGGAGGATCGGAACACGCTCAAGCTCGATGCGCTCAACATGCAGTCGGCATCCTGCTGGTTCCTGCCCGACGAGAAACGGATCCTGCGTGAGGGTGGCTATGAATCCAACCCCTACCTGGCGACCCGCTACCTCAAGTGGGGCAGCGAGGTCTACGGGTGGTGTCCGGGGTGGCAAGCCCTGCCGCCGGCCCGCCAACTCAACATGCTCGAGAAACTGCTCGACGGCATGGCGGAGGTGGCACTCTATCCGCGCCTCCTGATCCCTTCCACGCTCGAGGGCATGGTCGGACTCGGTGCCGGCGAGGTCACGATCTACAACCCTTTCCAGAACGCGAAGCCCGAAATGTGGGGGACCGACGCACGCTACGATGCCGGCCTGGAACGTCTGCAACGCCGGGAGCAGGAGATCAAGGATGCCTACCACTACGACCTTTTCAGAATGTTCGCGCAGCTCGACAAGCAGATGACTGCGCGCGAGGTGGCGGAGCGCAGCACCGAGAAACTCGTGCTGTTCTCGCCCACCTTCATCCGCATGCAGGAGGAACTCTTGATGCCGCTTTTGAAACGGGTGTTTCGAATCTACAACCGGCAGGGACGTTTCCCCGATCCGCCTCCATCGGTGATCCTCGAGGACAACATGGGACCGCATGTCCCGCCGCCCAAGATCATGTTCACGAGTCGGGTGGCACTTGCGATCCGCAGCCTTCAATCATCCGGATTCCTCAACCTGCTCGAGGCACTGCAGCCGATGCTGGCGATCGATCCGAGTGTGCGCCATGTGATACAGATCGGCAAGGCAGCCCAAGGACTCGGTCGCAACTACGGTGTGCCGGAAGAGTGGCTATCGACCGAGGAGGAATACCAGGGAGCAGTCCAGGCGGAGCAGCAGGCAGCCGCCCAGGCGCAGCAGGCTGAGATGGCGAACCAGACCGTCCAGACCGCATCCCGGCTCAAGCCTGACCAGATTTCCGCAGTCGCCAACGCACTCGGAAGCGCAGCATGAAACTCACTGACGACGACCAGGACGACAACCTGACGAAGGAACTCAAGCGCAAGGCTCGAGTCGAATGCCGCGCGTTCGCCCGCTTGTTCAACTCACCGGACGGCAAGATGGCGATCGAGAGTCTCAAGCGTGACATCGGGTGGGACCAGGCCGGCCCGATCGACCAGGCGAAAGAGGAACCCATCCATCACTGGCTAGGGCAACGCTCGGTCATCTGGGGGATCCTGCACAAGACTTCGATGGGGGAGCGTCTCCTCCACGAGAATGAAACCGAACCAACAAAACCATGACCACCACTGACGAAAAGACAGACATCTACATGCTCGACGAGAAGGGCAAACTCTTCCGCGCCGGCAAGCACATCGGCGACCTGCAGGACGACGACGGCATCAAACTGCTGCCGGAATTCTCCAACTTCAAGGCATCGGTCGCACGCTGGCTGCGCCAGAAGGCGGACCAGGAGGACGTCGTCGAGGCGCAGAAAGCCGCGGCACCCAAACTCACTCCCAAAGAGCAGGAAGCGGAGGATGCCAAGATCCTGGCCGAGGCGCATGCGGCAACCAATCGCATCTCGGAAAGCTACAAGGACGACCTTGACTTCGCGAAGCGCACCGGATGCCCGTCCCCGCCCAAGAAGAATCCACAGTTCAATGACAAGACACCCGCCTATGTCGAGTGGCTTGAGCGTTACCGGCTCGACAAGTTCAAGCAGGTCTTCGGAGTTCGCAGCCGCGGCAAGCGTGCGATCGTCAAACTCAACCCCGAGACCGGCATCGAGGAGGTCGCAGGTTACGAGGACTGCTGGATCGCAGACCGGAAGTGCCATCTCACCGAGAGGAGCAACGACCGCAAGGGTCTCACCGACGACATGGACTGGGATGCCTAACCACCTGACACATGAAACAACCAAACACATATCTCTTCAATGAAGAAGGGGGCGAAGGAGGTTCTGGCGGAGGTGCTGGCGCAGGTGCTGGGTCGGGGGGCGCAAGCCTGCTTGGACAAGGCGCGGAGGGAGCGGCATCGGCACAAGGTGGCGCAGCGGCATCGGCGCAGGGTGGACAAGGCGGCACGGGAGGCGAAGGTGCGTTCGATTTCCGATCACTGATCGGCGACGACGGCAAGTTCGTCCCTGGCTACCACGAGAAACTCCCCGAAAGCCTCAAGGAACACTCCAAGCACTTCCAGAAATACACCGATCCCCTGCAAGCCCTGCAGCACACGCTCAACCTCCAGCAACTGCTGGGGCAGAAGGCGAATGCCGTGGTCATACCCGACAAGGATGCGCCGGCGGAAGCGTGGAAACCGGTGCTGGCGAAACTGGGCGTGCCTGACACCCCGGATGGATACGGACTCAAGGTGCCGGAAAACCTGCCCGAGGGTGTCACCGTGGACGAGGCGGAGATCAAGGAGTTCGCCGGGTTCGCCCACCAACTCGGACTCACTCCCGCGCAGGTCGCCAAGCTGCAGGAATACGACCTGGCGCGCGCCGGCAAGTATGCCACCGGCAGTGCGGAGGCTGCGGCTGCGATCGAGGCGAAAGCCTTCGACGAGCAGAAGCAACTGCTTGCCAAGGAATGGGGCAATGGTCCCGAGGCAACCCAGAAACGCGCACTGGCGGAGCGGGCGGCACTCACCTTCGGATTCACTCCGGAGGAACTCAAGACCGAACCCCTGTTCCGGAATGCTCGCTTTGTGATGACCTTGGCCCGGGCCGGCGCAGTCATGTCTGAAGACACCCTGGTCAAGGGCAGCGACGTCCACTCGGTGGGCGGACTCAAGGCGCGCGCCCAGGACGTCATCAACAACCAGCAGAACCCTCTCTACAAACGCTACTGGAACGGGGACGAGGACACCGTCTCCCAGGTGCGTGCGTGGATGCGCGCGGCATCCTGACAACTGCTGCCACCCCCCAACCCTGCCCCCTGATCCGGGGCAGGGTTTTTTTTCGCGAAATTGAATTGACGTTCGCCCCGAAATCGAGTAATCCCACGAACCGTCCACGGACCACTAGACTTTGGCCGGCCCTGATGCCGATCACCGAGAAAAGGCTAGCCCGGAAAGCAATCCGCTCTCCGGGCATTTGTTTGCCCACTACGGGAGAGTGATTCCTAACAAAATCACCAACTCAAAGTCATGCCTGATCTCACCATCGACCAATTCTATACCGACCAGTTCGACAGCAACTGGCAACATCTCGTCCAACAGAACGAAGGACGCATCCACTCCCTGGTCCGCCAGGAGACCGTCAAGGGCAAGCGCAAGCTACTCAACTTCATCGGCAAGTCGAAAGCCCGTCTCATCACCACCCGATCCGGGAAGACCATCCCGTCGAACACCCCGCTGGCGAAGCGCAAACTCTCGCTGCGCGCCTACGACGAGGTCTACCACGAGGACGAATGGGACGAGGAACTCCTCGGCGAAGTCACCTCACCCCGCTCCGCGGTGGTCATCTCCCATGCATCCGCCTTCCAACGTGCGTATGACGAGGCAGTCATCGAGGCTGCGACCGGCACCGCTTACATCGGCGAAGACGGTGATGAGGCAGTGGATCTCGGCAACGGACAGAAAGTGGTCGTCAACTTCGGCGGCGGCGCAAACACGGGACTGACCCTCGCCAAGATCATCGAAGCCAAGTCGATCCTCGGCAAGAACGAGGCAGCCGGCCAGAACAAGGGCATGATGGGGGATCGCTTGATCTTCCTCGTGTCCCAGGAGCAGTTGGACAACCTGCTTCTCAGCGTCGATGCCGTCTCGAACTCCCGCTACAGTGACATCAAGGCACTGGTCACCGGCGAGGTCAACGAGTTCATGGGCTTCACCTTCATCCGCAGTCAGTTGCTGACTCTCGACGTCGGGACCGACATCCGCACCTGCGTGGCATTCTGCTCTTCGGGCGTTGCCTTCGCGAAGAACGGCATGTCGACCAAGATGACCATTCGTGACGACCTCAACGAAACCCTCCAAATCCGGACCAAAGGCCGCCACGGTGCGACCCGCACCGAAGAGGAGAAAGTCGTTGCCGTCTACTGCGACGAGTCCCCGTAATCCACCAGGCGGGTCGCCAATCAACCGGCGGCCCGCCCAACTCTAACCAAAGGAACCAACTACCATGCCTACTCTATATACCGATCGAAGCAACACTCAACTACCTGCCGCGGGTGCCGACACCTGGACCCGTGACCCTGGCATCAAAGTCACCGGCAACGTCTGCTACATGGAAGCGATCTACACGCTTACCGCAGGAACGGACGAAACCTCGGGAGACGTCATCCGCATCTGCAAGCTCCCCGCCGGCACCCGCCTGCTTCCGGAACTCTGCAAGATCGTCCGCAACGATCCCGGCACTGCGTTCAACATCGCGACAATCGGCGACGATCCCGTGGTCTCGGGCGCATTCACCGGAGACGCTGATCGCTACTCCACTGCGATCGACATCTCCGCAGCCGGCACCAGTGATTTCGCGTTCGCCGCCCAACCGGCGGGTCTTGCGCACTACACGCTTCCCGCCGATGCGTGGATCACTGCGACCCTCGGAACCATCACCTCACCCACCGCGGGCCAGGTTGTGAAGTTCCTGATCGCATACGCCGCGCAGAACTGATCACATCGTCAGTGTTGTGAACCCTGGGGAGGGTGGGTCTTAATCGC